GGACTCCCTGCTACTGCTGACCTTATGTTTGCCCTTATTTCTACAGAAGAGTTGGAAGGCTTGGGACAGATAATGGTGAAGCAATTGAAGAATAGATATAACGATCCAACAATCTTTAAAAGATTTGTGGTGGGCATTGACCGTGCCAAGATGAGATTATATGATGTAGAGCAATCTGCACAAGATAACATTCTTGACAGTGGACAGGAAGAAGAGTATAATGATGAAGAGAAGAAACCTAAAAAATCTTTTGAAGGATTTAAATTTAATTAATGACTAAACAAGTAGATACCCAAAAATATACTGAGTTTGTAGACGCAGTAACATCTCAAGAATCAAAGGATTATATTACATTTAATTCTAGATGTTTTGGGATACAATCAGTAGAGAGTGGTGACGGATTACCTATTCATCGTCTATTAACTGCTGCTCTTGGTATGAGTGCAGAATCAGGAGAGTTTACTGAGGTAGTCAAGAAGATTGTCTTCCAAGGTAAGCCCGTGAATGATGAGAACATCTTTCATATGAAGAGAGAACTTGGAGATATAATGTGGTATGTTGCTCAGGCATGTATGGCACTTGATACTGACTTCAATGAAATCATTGAGATGAATGTAGAGAAGTTAAAGGCAAGATATCCTGGTGGAGAGTTTGATGTTCATTACTCAGAGAATAGAAAGGAAGGTGATGTATGAATTACTACGCATTATTAAGTGTTTCAAACAAAAGCGGTATCGTTGATTTTGCAGAAGGATTAATCCGTGCTGGATATACTCTTATATCAAGTGGTGGAACTCACGCAGTTATTCAAGCAGAAGGAATACCTGTAACTAAGGTATCTGAATATACTGGTTCACCAGAAATTTTGAATGGTAGAGTAAAGACATTACACCCAAAGATTCATGGTGGTATTCTTGCTCAACGTGGTAATCCTAGACATGATATAGATCGTAATGCAAATGAGATTGGATTGATTGATATTGTTGCAGTCAACTTATATCCATTTAAGGAGACAGTTGCTAAACCAGACGTAACTCTTGCAGATGCAATTGAGAATATTGATATTGGTGGTCCTAGTATGGTAAGATCAGCAGCAAAGAATTATAAGGATGTTGCTATATTAACTAATCCAAATCAGTATGGAATTTACTTAGATTCAATCAAAGGTAATATATCAATTAAACCTGAGACATTAAGAGAGCAATTTATGAAAGAAGCATTCAAACATACTGCAGAGTATGATGCTGCAATTAGTGCATGGATGGAAAACAATGTCTGATTTTGAACCTCTTGATTTTAAAAAAGAAGGTATTGTATTAGATTATAAAACTGCTGGTGTTGATATAGATGCTGGTAATAACTTTGTAGAAGAACTTAAAAACAAAGTTCCTAAACTTGGTGGATTTGGTGGTATGTTTAAGGTTCCCGTAGGATACGAGGAACCTATTTTAGTATCTGGAACTGATGGTGTAGGAACTAAGATTGATATCGCACAGGCTGCTGGTGACTATACAACTATTGGTATAGATCTTGTTGCTATGTGTGTGAATGATATAATCACATGCGGTGCTAAACCATTATACTTCTTAGATTATATTTCTACTAAAAAGTTGGATGGGGATATTGCTGATATTATGGTGGGTATACTTAAGGGATGTGAGATTGCAGAAATGGATCTCTTAGGTGGAGAAACTGCTGAACATCCTCAGTATCAGATGAAGATTGACCTTGCTGGATTTTGTACAGGTATAGTAGAGAAGAAAAATATTATCGATGGAAAGAGTATCAAACCAAGTGATAGGATTATTGGACTAGCAAGTAGTGGACTTCATAGTAATGGATATAGTATTGTTAATTATCTGGCACGTAGACTTAAGTTAAATTATTGTAACTATCCTGAGTTACTTACACCAACTACAATCTATGCACCTGTAGTTAAAAGAGTATTGAATGAAGGAGATTGGGTATATGGTATGTCTCACATCACAGGTGGTGGTATTCCAGAAAACTTACCACGTTGTTTGCCTAAAGGATTAAAGGCACATGTTGATTGGAATGCATGGAGTGTTCCTGAAATCTTTATGGAGATTCAACGTCAAGGTAATATGGATGAATTAGAATTACGAAGAGTGTTTAATCTTGGTATTGGATATTGTATGGTGGTTCCTGCTAATCGTTTAGAAATTACTATGGATATTATAAGAGAGGAGAATATAGATTGTTGGGAAATTGGTGAAGTATATGCTATATAATATAGCATAAAATGATACAATGAGAGAGCAACTAATCAAAGCACTATTAGCACATGCACAAGGAGACATTGCGAAGCATAAAGCAAATGTAGAAGTTTATTTAACTAACCCTGCTGGTATTGGTGAACACTCTAATGTTGTAGAAGCAATTGAAGAAGAGATCAATATGATTGCTAAGTATCAAGACCAGATAGATGTGATAAATAAATATTTTAAAAAGTAATATGCCTACTATTCCTTCAAGATTAGATATTCCTATGAACATTATTATGGGAGCATTTGATGCTACCAGAGGTGTTGAGGGTATGACTCTTATGGAAGTGAAAAAGGTTGAACAGGAATGGGGTAAGAAAATACAGGTAGGTGCAAAGGTTTTTGTTAAAGAAAGTCAGAGATTACCTGTTAGAGACGCAGTAGCAGATTATTTAAATAATATGATTGATGATGGTGATACTACTGTTATACAAGAAGTAACTACAGGAACATCTAGGGATGAAGATAAAGAGTTATTAGATGTTGTTGTTGGATATGAAAATAATAAACCTCAAGTAATTAGAATAGAAATAAAACCAGAAAATAGTGGTGGTTCTGGTGGTGGTGCTGCTGCGACAAAAATCCAAGAATCTGGTACAGCATTATTTACTGCTATAAGATATATGAAAAGGGATGATTTAGAATGTCATCCTAAGTCAGCTGATAAATGTCTTACTGACGAAGATTATGAAAAGGGATGGAAGTTTGTTAGAGCACCAGGTGTTAAACTTGATGAAATAATGTCACTTTCTCAAGATTGGAAAAATGTATTCATATTACAAGCAAATACTATTCATAAAAAAGTTGGAGGTGAAGGTTGGATATTTGTTAGAGGTGATGATAAGATTGAAGCAGCAATATCTGATAGATTTAAAAATGTAGTAGCAAAAGATCCAATGGCAAACTTAGCACAGGAAGATAAATGGAATCCTGCTGATATTTGGATGGTAAAGGAAAGTGAAATAGATACTTTGGAATCATTATTAATGATGGAAGAAACTGTTGATTGTTTAAATAATTTTTTACAACTAGCATTTACTAATAAAAATATTCAAACTAAATCTAAAAAGAAAGTTCCTAGAAAAAGTCTTATTGGAATTTCATTAAAGAAACTTGGAGATAGTGTTAGATTTGAAGCAAAGAATAAAGTTAATGATGAGGGTTTGATTAAGAGAGAACAGGTGGGATTTAATAAATCTGCTACAGTTAATAGACTTAAAGCTTTTACTGCAATAGATGTTTATTTGAATTATGGTACTGCTAATACTCAAAGTTTTCAGGCAAGAAATTTTGGTGGAAAAAATAAAGGTGATTGGAAGTTAGAATTAAAAGGTGAGTTTGCTGCTATGGGTAAAATTCAAGGACAAGTTATGAGGGATTTATTGAAGAGAGCTGGTTTTGACAATGTTCCAGATGAACCCAAGTTTAATGACTGTAAAGATAATTCAAATAATTTAGAAAAAATTGTAGATGAGATATATAAAAAATTTGATGCTTTAAAAACTAAACCAAATGATTGGAAAGGAACTGAAGATGAATTGAAAGATAAAATTCGTGAGAAAGATGCTTCTTATAGGTATAGTAAATTATCAGGATTGAGGTTATTAGAATGGATTAATAAGTTACCTGTAGATAAAGCAAATAGTGCAATGAAAGAAATGTATTTGTATGCATCTTCTCAATCTAATAAGTCATCTGTTTATTATAAGATGTTTTAATTATGAACAAAGAATTAAAACAACTACTTAAAAACTTTGAGTCTAATTCAACAG